TCACAGGGGCGATACGGCGCACGGCTATGCGCCTGCTAGGGCCAGTGAGCCGACCCGTTGACGAGTCTTTAGCTGGTCGGGACCTGTGTCAGCGCCGTAGCTAGAACGCGCTGATGAGCCTTTAGCTGGGGCGACGCCGCGTGTTGTAGTTGGGCGTTCGCGTGTTTGCTGGTCGGCCAGGAGCTGTGCCATATCTCGCGCACCGTCGAGTGCCCGGTCGAATGCCTTCCTGACAATCGTTGGCCAGTAGACGCGTGGGATGCCGTCGAGCAGCTCGTGCATCTGGCGTGTGCCTTCGCGGATGTACTGCTCGATCGGATCGTCGTCGACATGCTCTTGCCGCGGCGGGCGATGCCCGGCTATGGCGAGCGTCTCATCCAAATCGACGCCAAGCGCCGTGGCGATCTTCTCGCAGGAAGCCGGGCTCGGGGTGACGCGGTAGCGCGGGTTATCAGATACCCAGCGCTGCGCAAGGCCCACCGCGACATCGCACGCCTCAGCCAATTTCGGAATGGTCCAGCCGCGCGCTCGCATCGCCTCGCGCAAGTAGTGGTTCATGTGCCGATGCCGGTACTCCCACGCGTGAGAGTAACGCGCATACAAACATGCTTGCAATCATATGTGTGTGGCTGTAGGCTCACACACATGGTTGTGAGGCGGGCACGACACCCGGTAGATGACCTGCTCGAAGCGCGTGGGACATCCAAGCGCTGGCTCGCACAGAAGCTCAAGATGCACGACACCCAGCTCAACAAGTACCTGAGCGGGGCCTTGCCTGAACCATCCGACCTGTACGAGCGCATCGCCGATGTGCTGCAGGTGCCGGTGTCGTTTGTGACGCCAGCGCGCGAGCCTGACGTGGCCGCCGCTGTGCCCATTGGAGGACTCAGCCCGTGCGCGTAACGAACATCAGCGTCGAGCTCGAGAAGCGCGCGAACGACCGCGACTATGGCAGTGAGCGCGCCGTCGCGCAGCTCGCCGCGGCGCTCGATCCCAGCGACGATCCCGAGATGTCGCTGCGCATCCTGGTCGACCTGGCACGCGCGAGCGTCGAGTCCGACCTTAAGCGCTCGGCCAATCTGCATGTGCGCCGCGCGCTCATCCGCCAGCTGCGGCTGTGCAATCGCTGCGGCGATCCGCTGCCCGACGAGGAGGAGTCCTACATGCACCCGGCGTGTAGCGATGCGGAGCGCGCCGAGCGCCAGGCCAAGTACGACGAACTGAAGGCGAAGGAAGCCGAGCGGTGGGCGCAGTCGAACGCTAACGCCGAGGAGCGCGCGCTCGCGGGCGTGGCCGTCGGCGATGACGACGACGACGACGGGGACCTGCCATTGTGACCGCACTGCGCGCATTGGACAAACCGCGACCTGCGCCGCGCACTGGCCTGTATCTGGACGCCCAGTTCCGGCAGGCGCGGCCGCGGCGACGACGGCGATCCGCGGCACGCCGCGACCCGTCGCACGTGTGGTTCGACACGCTGGTCGCCGTGCTGCTGGGCGCGGGACTGGCGACGTCGCTGCTGCTCGCCGCGGCTGTCCTGCTGGGAGCCGCCTGGCTGACGGTGTTCACCGCCCGCGCGGTCATGCAACTGGTGGGGGGCTGGTGAGTGCGATGGCTGCTGGTGACGTTCATCCTGCTGCTGCTGATCGGATTCGCCGCGATCTACTTCCTCGCGCCAGGCCCGCTGCGCAGCACCGGCCCGTGAAGGCGGTCAACCTCGTCATCTGTCGAATCTGTCTCCGCCGTTGGCCCTGTATTGCGAGCCAGCGTCGGGTGGTCTGGTGGGACGGGTCCTGATGGCGCGCCTGCTCATCGGCGCCGCCCTGGGCGTGGCGATCGGCGTGGTTGTCGGCGCTGCAATGGACATCCACGGTCAGCCGAGCGAAGAGCTGGTCGCGTTGGCCGCGGAGGCGGGCGTCGAGCCGCAGGACCTCGCGGCCGCCGCGGCGACCGTCGCGACCGACCCGCGCACCTACCTGCTGACCACGCCGCCGCACGCGCCCGCGCCGCCGCCTCGCGATGCGATCGACCGCCTGATCGACTGCCTCGAGTGGCATGAGAGCCGCGGCTACGCGCTGGCGGTCAACCCGCGCTCGGGCGCCAGCGGGCCGCTGCAATACCTGCCCAGCACCTGGCGCACGACACCCCAGGGCCAGGCCGGCCTGTCGGTGTTCGACCGCACTGCCGCGCGGGCCGCGACGCGCTGGATGATCGGCCAGGGGCGGCTCCACGAGTGGGTTACCTGGAGGTTGTGCGCATGAGCACCGTGATCAGCGGCACACCGGCGACCGCCTGGTGTCCCAACTGTGGCGACAGCCATGCCAACGCGGCGGGCAAGTGCACACGCTGCGGCGCCGTGGCGATGGTCGCCCACACGCAGGACAAGATCGACACCGAGCGTTACCGGCTGAACGGCGCGCAGGTCGTCGCGGCGGCGCCCGCGTCGAGTGCGCCCGTGCAGCTGCCGCGCACAGCGGCTACCGAGCGCTGGCTGGCCCAGACCCAGGCGCTCATCGAGGGGTTCAGGAAGAGCCAGCGCGACGCCGCAGCGCGCGCCCGATCCGCGACCGCCGAGGCCGCGCGGTTCGACGCCGCGATCAAGCACCTCGAGGCCGCCATTGGCACCGTCGCCCTATCGGCTCGCAGGACCCCGCGCTGGGCAACCGGTTACGACGCGTGTGTCGACTGCGGGACCACCGCGCGCAAGCACCTTGCCAAGGGGCGCTGCACGACGTGCGACTCACGCCACCGCGCACGCGGAAAACAGGAGGAGACCACGTGAGCACCAGTCTTGCCACCACGCGCCAGACCTATCCGATCGACCGCTTTCAGCCGCTCGACAAGTACCAGGGCGGCCTGTCCAACGAGCAGCCGCGCGTGCCCTGGCTGGCGACCATCAGCGCTGGCTACACCGACACCTCGCGCGACCCGCCCATCCCGCGCGCCTCACGCCAGGCCGACGCCAAGTGGATCCACATGACGCCCGAGGATTCTCTCCGCGCGCCAGGCTTGAGGACAGCGCTCGAGTTGCGCGACTACCGCTGGCTCGAGATCGCCGTCCCGTTCGACGACCCCAGCCAGTTCATCCAGCAGCGCTTCGAGAAGCGCTCGGCCTCACGGCTCGAGATGCACGGCGACGAGCACCAGTTGACCGAGATCGTCGTGCGCGAAGTGCGCCAGAACAACAGGACGGTGCTCGTGCCCGAGCCGCGGCGGGTGCACCCGGCCGGCAGCGCCGAGTACGCGCGGCTGGTCGAGCAGTGCAGCGTCAGCGTCAGCGTCTTCTTCGTGCTCAGCTACTGGAAGGGCAGTACGCCGACGATCCATTTCCCCGATGGGCTGGGCGTCTATCGCCTGCGCTTCACGTCGCGCCACAGCCTGCGCTCGATCTGGGGCTCGCTCAAGCAGCTGTCCGGCCTGACCGGCGGGCGCCTGGCCGGGCTGCCGTTGCGGCTGACGCTCGAGTGGCGGGAAGTCGCCGACCCGACCGGGCACAACCGCATGATCGGCGTGTGGACGCCGCGCTTCGTGCCGCCGGCCGAGCTCGAGCTCACGCCGCGACTGTGGCAGAACCTGGCTGGCCAGGCGCTGGCCGAGGGCGAAGCGATGCGCCTGCCGCTGCCGGCCGAGGAAACCGTCGAGGACGCGGCCCAGACGCTGGATGTCGACCTGGACGCGCCGCCACCCTCGGCGCTCGCCGAGCTCAAGGCCGGCCCGCGGGCCGATGCGCGCTACTACCAGCAGGCGTGGTTCGCGGCGGTCAAGGGCTCGCCACTCGACTCGGAAGAGGCGCGCGCGCAGTTCCTGTGGACCTTTTCGGAAGGTCGCACCGACTCATTGATGCGCTTCCTCGAGCAGGCATCGGACGCCGAGGCCTCGGCCTTGATGGTCGCCGCGCGGCGCGCGGTCGAGGCCGCGACGGCGCCCGAGCAGCGGCAGAGCAATGCGCGGCGGTACGCGGAGATCTACGGCACCGATGACGACGACGACGACCAGGTCGTCGATCTGGCGACAGGCGAGATCCTGCCGGTCGGTGGTCCCGACCCGGACCCAGAACCGGGCGAGCCGCTCGCTCCGCCTCCAGAGCAGGCGGCCCCTGACCGGCAGGATTCCATCTCAGGAAAAAATAAGAAGCAGCCACCGGTCACGGTCCGCTCGCCGATCGCGCAGCGCTTTGCCGAGCTGGTCGAGGAGGCCGCGCGGCTCGAGGTGGCCTTCGACGATCTCAAGCTGCAGTTCCCTGCCGAGCACGAGGACGTCGTGCGCAAGGGCGAGAAGCTGCGCGACCGGATCGAGGCCAAGAAACAGGCGCTCGCCGAGCCCCAGCGCACGGCCGAGCCCAGTCAGGAGACGCTTGTATGACGCAGTTCCGCGCCCGACTCGCCAGCGTGCGCACCACGCCGTCGCGCTCCGACGACGCCAGGACCGTGACCAGGGTGATGTTCGAGGCCCACGACATCGAGGTCGATCCGCTCAACGAGCTGCTCGACAAAGACGTCTTTCTCACGCTTCACGAGGCGCCTGTCGCGCGCACGCCGCTCGAGGCGGCGATCGCCAGCGCCTCGCCCAATGGTGTCGGCGAGTCGGCGGAAGGGACCGCCTCCATCCCGTCCGCCGGCCGTCGGCGCCGCGGCACGAAGGCCGATGGCTGACGAAAGCCCGATCGGGCGCGTGCTGATGGTCCAGATGGAGCCCGGCCTGCACCACTCGCGGCACACCGGCATCTTTCTCTCGATCAAGAGCATCCCAGGCGTGAAGGTGGTCACCGACATGTCGGTGCTTTCGCGCGAAACCCTGGACTTCTACCTACTCCCATCGGATCAGGTCATCCGTCGGGGCAGGCGCAGGCGAAGGCCTGGATGACTGGCTGGCGCTCGCAGCGCTACACGATCTATCGCCGTGACCGCGGCATGTGCCAGGTGTGCGGCTCGCGCGTTGGTCGCATGTGGGACATCGGCCACCTGGTCGATCGCTGCGTCGGCGGCTCCGACGACCCGTCCAATCTGGTGCTGATGTGTGCTCATTGCAATCGCGTGGAAAAACCGATCACGCCGACGCGTGCCGAGGCCCTGGCGTGGCTCGCCGCGGCGCGTGAGCGGGCGAGGACCGGGCGGGAGATCGAGCAGGACTGGCGGCCGGCGTGGGAGGCGCAGCGACGCGTGTTCGGACGGGCGAGCTGATGGCCTGGATCGAGTCGCATCAATCGCTGGGGCGACACCGGAAGACGCTGGAGGTCGTGGGCGCGCTGCGCGTTGACCGGCACAAGCTGATCGGCCATCTGCACGAGCTCTGGTGGTGGGGGCTCGACAACGCGGACGCCGACGGCGTCGTCGGCCTGGTGCCCTGCGAGGCGCTGGCCGCCGCGGCCGGCTGGCCTCTCAAGGACGCAGCCCGCTTCGTCGACGCGCTCCAGTCAGCGGGCTTCCTGGACGCCACGGCACAGGGCTATGTACTCCATGACTGGTTCGACTACGCCGGCAAACTGAACACCCAGCGCGAGCTGCGCAAGGCGTCGAACCGGGAGGCGCAGCGCCGCCGGCGGGACCGAATGTCAGCACCCGGTCATGCTGACGTCAGCGCTGACATTGCTGACAGTCAGCATGATGTCAGCGCTGACATTGATGACAGTCAGCACTCTACCGGACCGGACCAACCGGACCTACCACCGGTAGGTCCGTTAACGCAGTCTCCCCGGCCACGGGCGCGCGCTCGCGGCTTGGCCCAGGGGCCGCCGCGGCGCGTCCTGGCCGAGACACAGGACGGGCCGATCGTGCTGCGCGCCGAGCAACAGCAGTGTCCGCTGTGCCCTGAGGTGTTCCCCGACAACGTCAGCGTCCGAGAGCATCTCGACAATGCGCCACGCCACAAGGTCCGTCCACAACGCCCCGAGACGCGAGCGCTGCCCCCTCCAGTGCCCGCCGAGATCGAAGCCGAGCTGGCCGCAATGGCTACTCGACCGCCGTTCGATCCCGCCACGGTCCCGCCCGAGATCCGCGCTGAACACGAGCGCTACCTGGCCCGGGCCCGCACCTTCGAGGACCATGCGCCGTGACGCCCGAGCAGTTCTGGCGGCTGCACGATGGATATCTGGCCACCATGAACGAGCGCTGCTCTATGTTTCACGCGACGTTTCACGGATGTGTAGACTTGCGCCGAAATGCCTATCCCTGCCGGTCAAGCGTGCGGAAACTGCGCCTTCATCGACTTCGCAGGTGTCGTCGCCTTCTACGGTCGCCAGGTCACGGTCGACGGCGTGCAGATCGGCTATTGCCGCGTGGCCCAACCCGTAGCCGCGGTTCCGCAAGCCAGTCAAGCCGCCTCCTACCCGACCGGGCGCAAGGACTATGTCCTCGGTGTCGAGTGGCCTGAGGTCAAAGCCAACGACTGGTGTGGCGATTGGAGCGACAAGGTCAAGCCCTTCGCGCAAACCCTGCCCGCTGCTGAACCCCCACCCCCTGAGCCTGAGCCTGCGCCATGACACCATCGCGCCCCTGTTCGCGGCCCGGTTGTCCCGAGCTCGTCACCAACGGCACGTCGCGCTGCTTCCTGCACACCCCGTATCGGCCAACCGCGGCCCAACGCGGCTATGACTCGGCCTGGCAACGGCTGCGTGCTCGCTATCTGCACGATCACTACGTCTGCATGATCGACCAGTGCTACGCTCGGGCTTCCGACGTCGACCACATCACTCCTCGAGCACTCGGTGGCCCAGACACCGCGGACAACCTGCAAGCCCTCTGCTCAACCCACCACAAGCGCAAGACCGCGCTGCAATCCTCGCACTGGGGCCAGGGGGCATGAAAATCTCTGCCACCCACGAGTCCCTAGACCACCCACCCGCCGGATTTTTGTGCCTACAACCCGGAGCGGATTGAGGCATGCCGTCGCCGATTCCCAAGGCACCGGCGACCCGCCAACGCACGAATAGACCGCCCGTCAAGCCAGCCGAGCTGGTGGTGGCACGCCGCAAGGTCAGAGTGCCGAATCTTCCGCGGCGGGTGGATGGCAGCGAATGGTCGAAACTGACACGGTCGTTCTGGCACGAGGTGCAGCGATCGCCGATGGTCGCCGAATATCTGCCGTCCGACCTGCACGGGCTGTACATCTGCGCTGATTTATACGAGCAGTATTGGCGGACGGGGGATGTCAAGTATGCAGCCGAGCTGCAGCGCCAACGTCAGTGTTACGGGTTGACGCCGATTGACCGGAGACGGCTGCAATGGGAAGTCCAGAAGGTCGAGAAGGCCGAGCGTGGCAATCCGGCGGCGCCAACACGAGCTCGAGGTGAGGGCGACGCGCGGGCGATGCTTCATACGGCGGCATGAGCACGCTGGTTATTCCGGATCTAGATCTGACCTATCCCACACTGGGCGAGCAGATCTGCGATTGGATGGAGCGCTGGCTGGTGCACGGGCCTGGTGATCTCCGCGGACAACCGTACCGTCTGGACGATGAGAAACGCGCACTCATTTATCGCATGTACGAGCTCCACAAGCCGGGCCATGCGCAAGCCGGGCGGCGGAGATTCAAGCGCTGTTGTGTAAGTCTTCGCAAGGGCTCCGCGAAAACGGAGTTTGCCGCAGCGATCGCGGCCGCCGAGCTCCACCCCAACGCACCGGTCCGCTGTAGTGGATTCGATGCGGAGGGCTCGCCCATGGGAGTCGGCGTCCGCGATCCCTTCATTCCGCTCGTGGCGTATACGGCGGAACAGTCCGAGGAGCTGGCCTATTACGCGTTGTACGTCATGATTTCCGAGGGTCCGCTCGCCGACGACTTCGATATCGGACTCGAGCGCATCATGCGCAAGTCCGGTGATGGCAAAGCGCTCGCGTTGTCCACGGCGCCCGATTCCCGAGACGGCGCGCGGACGACCTTCGAGGTCTTCGACGAGACCCATCGGTTCACGCTGCCGCGATTGAAGCAAGCGCACCAGACGATGCTGGCGAACCTGCCGAAGCGGCGCTTGGCCGACGCCTGGGCGCTCGAGACGACGACCGCGCCGGCGCCTGGTGAGGGCTCAGTCGCCGAGTCGACGATGGCCTATGCGCGCCAGGTGTTCACAGGCGCAATCACCGATTCTCGCCTGTTCTACTTTCACAGGCAGGCGTCCGACGCCCACGACCTGACGACTGACGAGGGTGTCCGTGCGGCCGTCCTGGAAGCGTCGGGCCCGGTGGCCGAGTGGTCGGATATCGACGCCATCGTCGAGCAATGGCGCGATCCCAGCTCGGACCGCACCTATCTCGAGCGGGTGTGGCTCAATCGGGTGATTCGCGGCGCCGAGCGGGCATTCGACGCCGAGGCGTGGCGCAGCCTGGTCGACCAGCAGCCGATTCCTGAGCGCTCCCTGATTGTGCTCGGCTTCGACGGCTCACGTCGCCAGGATGCGACCGCGCTGGTGGCGACGCACGTCCTGACCGGCATCCAGTGGCCGATCGGCATCTGGCAGCGGCCGTTGCATGTCGAGGACTGGGAAGTCCCCGTCCACGAGGTCGACGTGGCGGTCGCCGCCGCCTTCCGTCGCTACAACGTGTGGCGGCTGTACGCCGACCCGCCGTACTGGGAAACGTACATCGCCAAGTGGGCCGGCGAGTTCGGCGCCGAGCGCGTCGTCGAGTGGTGGACCAATCGTCAGAAGCCGATGGCTTACGCCGTGCGCGCCTACGCCCAGGCCATCGGCGCCGGCGAGGTCAAACACAACGGCGATCGCCTGCTGGCCGAGCACATCGGCAATGCCGTGCGCAGGCCGCTCGCCTTCGTCGACGAGGACGGCAAGCCGTTGTGGGTCATCCAGAAAGAACGCCCCGACTCGCCGGCCAAGATCGACGCTGCGATGGCCGCCGTGCTGGCCTGGGAAGCACGCAACGATGCCGTAGCCAAAGGCATTGCCGACCACTCGGTGTACGAGGACCGCGGACTGCTGGTCGTATGAGCTTCCTGAGCAAGATCTTCACGCGGCAGTCGGTCGAGCGGGTCTCGGTGCCACTCACCGGCTCGTCGCTGCTCGCGGCGTTTGGCGCGATCCCGTCGGCGTCCGGAGCCTACGTCAGCGCTTCAAACGCGCTGCAGATCGCCGCGGTGTACGCCTGTGTGCGGGTCATCGCCGAGACGATCGGCACCTTACCGGTGCACGTGTATCGGCGACTGGCGCGCGGCCGCGAGCTGGCGAGCGACCATCCCGCGGCACGCCTGCTCGACATCGGGCCGAACGACGAGATGTCGTCGGTCGACCTGTTCGAGACGCTGACCGGGCACGTGCTGTTGTGGGGGAATGGGTACGCCGAGGTCAATCGCTCCGCGGTCGACGGCAGTCTGGTGTCGATCTGGCCGCTGCGGCCGGACCGGACGGTGCCGACCAAAAACTCGCGGAATGCGTTGGTCTATCAGTCGACCGCAGACGATGGGTCGCCGATCCGACGCCGCGCCGACCGTGTGCTGCACATTCGCGGCCTCAGTTTCGACGGACTCGTCGGCTACGGGCCGGTGGCGCTCGCCCGCGAGTCGCTGGGGATGGCGAAGGCGACCGAGACCTACGGCGCGCGCTTCTTTGCCAACGACTCGCGGCCGGGCGGCGTGCTGCAACTTGAGGGCCAGTTGTCGACCGACGCCATCGAGCGGCTCAGAGCGTCCTGGGAAACGGCGCACAGCAATATCTCGGGCAATTCGCATCGCGTGGCGGTCCTCGAGAACGGGCTCAAGTGGCAGTCGATCGGCATGCCGAACGACGATGCGCAGTGGCTCGAGACGCGCAAGTACACGCGGTCCGAAATCGCCGGGCTGTTCCGCGTGCCAGCGCACCTGATCAACGACCTGGACCGGGCGACGTTTTCCAACGTCGAGCACCTCGGCCAGGAGTTTGCGACCTTGTGCATCGCGCCGTGGGCGGTCCGCATCGAGAAAGCGCTCAACCGCACGCTCTTTACAGAAGCCGAGCGCGGGCAGTACTTCGTCAAGTTCAACCTGGGCGGCCTGGTCCGCGGCGACATCCTGAGTCGCTTCAATGCCTACGCCACGGCGCGCCAAAACGGCTGGATGACGGCCAACGAGATCCGCGAGCTCGAGGATATGAATCCGGCCGAGGGCGGCGACGAGCTGCTGGTCAACGGCAACATGATCCCCATCGACCAGGCCGGCGCGGAGCCCGAGCCGCCGGCACTACCCCAACCCAAAACGGTGGTTGAGGAGGTTGAGGAGGAGACGCAATGATCGCCCGCGAGCCGCGGATCTTCGATCCGGACGTTATCCAGCATCGGACTGTCACCCTGCAGAACCTCGAGGTCCGCTCAGGCGAGGAGGGCGACGACGAGGCGCCGTTGATTCGCGGGTACGCCGCGGTGTTCAACGAGTGGGCCGAGATCGTGCCGGGCCTGTTCCGCGAGCGGATCGCCGCGGGCGCGTTTCGGAAAACCATCCGCGAGGCCGACGTCCGCGCGCTGCTCAACCACGATCCGAACTACGTGCTCGGGCGCAACCGCGCCGGCACGCTCCAGTTGCACGAGGACAAGCACGGGCTGGCTGTCGAGATCGAGCCGCCCGATGCGCAGTGGGCGCGCGACCTGATGATTTCGATGAAACGTGGCGACATCTCGCAGATGTCGTTCGGGTTCCGCCCGGTCAAGTGGACCGAGGAGCCAGGCGGGCCGAGCAAGATGCTCGACGTGACGCTCCAGGAAGCACGGCTGTTCGATGTGTCGGTGGTCACCTTCCCGGCGTACCCGCAGACCGAGGCGTGGGCCCGGTCGGCCATTGCCAGTATTCAGTACCTCCTGTCCGAGCCGGGCAACCACTCGACGGAGGAGCCAGCCATCACTCACGGGATGTCCGAGCCGCGCGAGCACTCGGAGCCGGAGCCGAATTCCTGGCAGACGCGAGCACAACTCCGGGCCGAATGGCTCGACTCCTTGAGGTTTGACTGATGGATGTCAATGATCTGCGCGCCCAGCGAGCTGCCCGCCGCGAGGAGGTGCGCTCGCTCAACGATCTCGCGATCCGCGAGGAGCGCGACCTGACCGAAGACGAACAGCGTGTGTGGGAAAGTGCGCAACGCGATATTGCGCACCTGAGCTCGACGATTTCGCGACTCGACTACATTCGCCAGCTCGACGAAGATACCGTCGCCGTGCCAGCGGGCACGCCCGCGTACCGGCACGCGGCGGCGCCGCTCGCGACGCGCTCGAGCTCCCGCCGCGAACTCACGACGCTGCCCCGTGACGAGCGCTACGCCGATGCGTTCTATTCCTACTTGCGGCACGGGATGGGCGGCCTGGAGCCCGAGCAGCGCGCCGCGCTGCAGCCCTACTTCGGGACCGCCAGCGAGTCGCGCGCGATGGGCACGACCTCGGTCGCCGTCGGCGGGGCGCTGATCCCGCAGGATTTCTACCGCCGGCTCATCGAAGCCCTCAAAGAGATCGGCGGCGTTCGCCGCTCGCGCGCGACGATCGTTCAGACTGACTCGGGCGCGCCGATGCCGATTCCGCTGGTCGACGATACCGCCAACATCGGCGCCATCCTGGCGGAAAATACCGCGGTCACCGAGCAGGACATCACGTTTGCGCAAAAGACGCTCGGCAGTTTCATGTACACCAGCAAGCTGGTTCGCGTCAGTTTCCAGATGCTGCAGGACTCAGCCTTCGACATCGAGAGCTGGCTGGCGCGCGCGCTGGCCATGCGGCTCGGCCGTGCGATAAACGCGCACTTCACGACGGGCACCGGCGGTGGTACGCAGCCCGAGGGTGTGGTGACGGGCGCCCAGTCCTACGGCACCACGGCCACGGGCGCGGGCAACGTGACCGGCGTCACCTACGACAACCTCGTCAACCTCATCCACTCGGTTGATCCGGGCTATCGCGATAACGCCGAATGGATGTTCAACGACCAGACCCTCAAGGCCATCAAGCAAATCAAGGACTCGCAGAACCGCCCCCTGTGGCAGCAGGACATGGCGCTCGGCGAGCGGCCGACCATCCTGGGCTATCCGTACGTGATCAACCAGGACGTGGCCGTGATGGCGGCGAGCGCGAAGTCGATCCTGTTCGGCGACTTCAGCTACTACCTGATTCGCGATGTCCAGGACATTCGGCTGTTGCGCCTGGATGAGCGGTACGCCGACTACCTGCAGTCCGGCTTCCTCGCCTTTTTGCGGACCGACGGACTGCTCGCCAACGCAGGCGGCGCGAACGCACCTGTCAAGTACTACCAGAACTCGGCGACCTGAGAGAGGGAGGCCAATGGTTATGCGAGAGCAACCCGATCCACGACCGGAGCCGGAGCCCGTGGATGAAGGCGACGAGGCGCCCGAGCCGGCGCCGCAACCCGAGCCGGCGCCACCAACCACCTGACCGATGACCATGCCCTCGGCGTCCGTCTATTGCTCGCTCAGCCAGTTGAAGGCGCGGCTCGGCGTGCCAGACAGCGACGTGCGCAATGATGAGATGCTCGAGGGCATCATCGAGGCGGTCAGTCGGCTGATCGACGCGGAGTGTAATAGCCGGTTCGACGCCGTCACCGAAACGCTCTACTACACGCCGCTGTGCGGTCACGAGCTGCTGGTCGACGACATCCTGGCGGTCACCACTCTCGAGACTGACGACACTGGCGACGGCACCTACGCGACGACCTGGGCGCCGACCGATTATGTGCTGGCGCCCTACAACGCGAGGACCGGCAGTCAGCCGCGGCCCTACTGGCGGATCGAGACCGCAACTGGCGGGCGCTACCAGTTTCCCGCGGGCATGCGCCGCGGGGTCCGGCTGACGGCCCTGAAAGGTTTCAGTGAGCTGGCCGACTTGCCCGCCGGCGTCGAGGAAGTGTGCCTGCACGAATCGCTGCGCCAGGCGCAGGCAAACGTCACGCCGTACGGGATGACCGCGGGTGACGGCGGCGGCGCGGCGGCCCGGACGACGGTCAGCCTGTCGAATTACAGCAAAGGCACCCTGGCCCAGTACAGACACCAGGCGGTCGGGTGAGCATGCCTGTGCGACTGAACATCCGGGTCGAGGGGCTGCCTGCGTTGCTGCGCAAGCTGCGCAAGGACGTGCTGCTCGCGCCACCGCTCCAGGCGGCCATGAGCGCGACGGTCACCGATGCGGTCCACATCGTCGAGCGCGCGGCGCCGCGGCGCTCGGGTCGCCTGCGCACCAGCATCACCTCAAAAGTGGACGCGCGGCCGGTCCCGACCTGGGGCCGCGTCTCGGTCACCGCGCGCAGGCGCAGTCGCACCCATCCACGTGGCTTTCGCTATCCACGCCTGCTCGAGTACTCGGGACAATCGCCCCATCAGCGCTGGTTTCGTGGCGCGGTCATCCCAGCCAGGGCCGCTCTGCGGCGCCACGTCGACGCCGCCAAGCGCTCCATCGAGCGGATCTGGGCTCGATGACCTCCTCACTGCGCGCGATCCGTCTCGGACTCAAGACCCAGCTCGAGACCATCAGCGGCCTGCGCGTCTATGACGTCTGGCCGACGACGATCAACCCGCCTGTGGCGGTCGTGCGGCCGCTGAGTTGGACGTATGACGAGGACCTCAACGGCTCGATGACGTACCAGCTCGAGCTCACGGTGCTGCTCCAGCTCGGCAACCTGGTCGTGGCACAGGAACAGATGGACGCGTACATCGGGACGGAAGGTGATCTGAGCATCTGGCTCGCCTTGCAGTCCGACCCGACGCTAGGTGGCGCTGCCCATAGCATGAAAGTCGACGGCGGGCGTGATTATGGGACCATGCGCGTCGGCGCCGACGAGGACGGCCGCGCTCCTGAATTCATGGGCGTGCGATTCGACCTCGAGGTGATGGCGTAGTCATGCATGCCGAAGCGTTGCGCTTCGCGGCGCGCGCCATCGCTGACCTCCCCAGCGTCCAGGACTCCCATGTCCTGGAGATCGGGTCGCGCGATCTCAACGGCTCGATTCGGCCGTGGCTCGCGACGGCGGCCAGCTACACGGGCATTGATCGGCAGGCCGGCCAGGGTGTCGACGTGGTCGCCGACGGCGCGACCTACGTGCCAGTCGAGGCGCCCGACCTGGTCGTGTGCATGGAAACACTCGAGCATGCCGAGCAGGCCGACGCCATCGTGCGCAACGCCGCGGCGATCCTGCGCAAACCTGGTGGGCGCGTGCTCATTACGTGCGCGACCGAGCCGCGCGCCCCCCATTCAGCGATCGACGGCGGCCCGCTCCGTACGGGCGAGTTCTATCGGAACGTATCGCTCGCCGAGCTCGTCTGGTGGGTCGAACAGGCCGGCTTGAAGGTCGTGCATCGTGAAGTCCACATGGACCGCGGCGATCTGTACCTGGTGGCGACCGCGTGAAAATCCTGTGCAGTGCGCCAGGTCCGACGCATAGCACGATCGACCTGTACAACGGCATCGCCGACGGCCTGCGCGCCGTTGGGCATGCCGTCGGCGAATTCCGAACGCATACCCGCATCGACCACGCCAATCGCTGTCTGCAGCTGCGTTGGGAGGCCGCGGGCTCGCCGCACGGACAGGAGCCCGATACGAACAATGTGCTGTTCCACGCCTCGTCCGAAGTCGTGCAGTACGCGCTCTACCACGAGGTCGATTGGGTGGTCTTCGTCGCCTCTGGAATGGTGCATCCCGCGGTGTACACGATGCTGCGACGCGCGCACGTCCCGACAGCCATGGTCTTGACCGAGAGCCCCTACGAAGATGAGCGCCAGGCCGAGGTCGCTGCCCTGGTCGACGTCGTGTGGACCAACGAGCGCATGAGCGTGGCCGCGCTGCCCAACGCCCACTATCTGCGGCACGCGTACGACCCGGCGCGGCATTACCTCGCTGAGCCGGACCCCGACGTCCCAGCGCATGACGTGGTGTTTGTGGGCACGCTGTGGCAAGAGCGCATCGACCTGCTGAGCGCCGTCGATTGGACCGGCATCGACCTCGGCATCTACGGAAGCGCCGACCTGTTCGACTTTTCCAGATTCCCGAGCGAGGAGAACGTCCGAAAGAAGGCCACCCTCGAGCCCTACCTGCACATCGGCTTCGTCGACAACCAGCGCACCACAGCGCTGTATCGCGCGGCAAAGATCGGGCTGAACCTGCATCGCACGTCGGTCAGTCTCGCGGGCGGGCAGCACGTCCTCGGCGCCGAGAGCATGAACCCGCGCTGCTATGAGCAGGCCGCCACTGGTGGGGCGCTGCTGGTCACCGACGCGCGTGCCGAGGTCCTGGAAACCTTCGGCGAGGCCGCACCCACCTTCGATGGTCCCGAGCATCTCGAGGACCTGGTACGTCAACTCCTGTACGACGACCATGCCCGGCAGCAACGTGCCGAGGCCATGCGTCAGGCGATCACCCCGCACACTTTCGCCGCGCGCGCGGCGCAGATGACCGCTGATCTCTCAGCGGCGAAAGGAGCTTGACCTTGGTCACCCGTCTTCACGGCAAGCGCACCGCCGTGCTCATGAGCGCCACCACCACCGGGCCATTCGTGAAGCTTGGCTCGATCAGCCAGGTCGACATCGAGCGCCAGCCCGATCGGGTCGACACCACCTCGTTTCAGGATGGCAACGAGACCTCGGTCAAGGGTTTTCCGAAAGCCAACATCCGCCTGCAGGGGTACTTCGACCTGGACGATGTCACGTTGCAAGCGGCGCGCGACATCGAGACCGGTGTGATGGTCGGGGTCTACCCGGATTACCCGACCAGCATGACCAGGTTCTACGCCGTGCTGTCCGACGTCGACTTCGACTACAGCAGCGGTGCGCGGGCCGCTCAGACGATCACGGTCACCGCCGACGCCCGCGGGACGGCCATCGACAACTTGTAATGACGCTCAACGGCAGCGTTGCGGTCGCGTTTCCGATCAGGACCGCCGAGATCACGCTCGACGAGATCGGCTATGCCGGCTGGCATGCGACCGTCAGGCTGAATCCGCGCAGCTCGGTCTACGACCAGCTCCTGGTGGTCGAGGAGGAGGACGAGTGGTGGGCCGCGTTCGGCCAGATCGTGCTGGATTGGAATTTCGTCAGCGAGCACGGCGAACCAGTGCGCGTTCCAAGCGCGGTCGGCTCGCCGCAGGAGCTCGATCTGCCGGTGGGCGTGCTGACGTTCCTGTTCACGCGCTACCTCGAGGCAGTGCGGGCGGCGACCGAAGTCCCAAAAGGACTCGCCGCCAGCTCCTCCGCTACCTCCAGGACCAGCGACGCAAGCCAGACGCGCGGGTAGGGATTGCGCCACCGAATGCCTACCTGCCGATCCTCCTCGCCGAGCGCTTCGGCGGCGGCCCGTTCCTGTACCGCGACGTGCCGGCTGACGAGCGCGAGCAGCTGCTCGGCCTGCTGGTCATCGAGGGCAAGGTCGCGCGCGCGTACGACGGGCTTGGTCCCGACGACGAATTCATCGGCGACCTCGCCGAGGACGATGAGGACGATTGATGGCTGAAGCCGATCTGCGCCTGCTGCTGCGCACCATTGCCGACACGTCGGGCGCTGACAAGACGAGCACGGCGCTGCGCCGGGTCCAGCAGGACACGACGCGGACCAATGCTGTGACCCAGCAAATGGTGGGCAGTCTGACGTCCTACGCGGCCGGGTTCGTCTCTGTGGCGGCAGCTGCAACCACCGCCGCCGCGGTGCTGTCCGCGAGCATCACGGCCCAACGTGAAAACGAACGTGTCACGCGCGCCACGGCCGCGGCCTACGGCAGCAATGCTCAGCAATTCGAGCGCTTCGCCGCCTCGCTCGCGCAAACGACGGGCTTCACGTCGCAGGCCATCCTCGAGGCGGCGCTGTCGGCCAGGACGCTGAGCGCGAACTACGGCCTCACCATCCAGCAGACCCAGGAGTTGATCCGCGCCAGCGCCGACCTGGCGCGCGTGCGCGGCATCGGTGTGGCCGAAGCGTTCGAACGTGTGCAGTCGGCCATCCGCGGTGAAGCCGAAGCATCCGAGTACCTGGGCCTGACGCTGAACGAAACCTTCCTGAAAAACAACGCGCTCAACGGCTCGCTCAAAAACACCTTCGAGCGCATGACCGACGCCCAGAAGGCACAGGTTCGCTACGACGAGCTGCTGCGCCAGACCGCGACGTTCAAGGGGCTGGCCACCTCGTCGGTCAACAGTCTGGATGGGGCGATGCTCAGGGCCGAATCGTCGGCTAACCGACTGGCGATCGCCTTCGGCAAGATCGCCGCGCCCGCGACCATCACCGGGCTGCAAGCTGCCGAACAGGCCATGAAGGATCTGGCGATCACCCTGGATGTGATTCGCACGAAGCCGGGCGCGTCCGCGGCCGACATCGTTGCAGCCATCCGGGCCGGTACCACCCAACCGACGATCGCGCGCAACCAGGTCAGTCCTGCCGACCTCGAGCTGGCCGCCGGACTCTATCGACCCACAGCGGTCGCACGCGCGTTCGCGGCTCCTGGCGGGGTATCGGTGACGCAGCTTGCGTCCGAGATGCGTGCTGGCGAACGCGAGATCCAGAGCCTCAAAGAGATCGCCTATCTGGATCAGCGCAACGCGGCCGTACGCGATCTGCTGGCGATGCAGCGCGAGGAGCTTGACCTGAAAACGCAGCTCGCCTCGATGGAACGCGAGCACGGCGAGATGACCTCGCGGCGGCTGCAGCTCGAGCTGCAGAGCATCGCGGCCCAGCAGCGCGCCTTGCCCGCCCAGCAGGCGCTGCAAGATACCGAGCGCGCCATCGAACGGGCACGTCTGGTGCTGGGTATCCGTGGCACCTCCGCGGCGGAGCGCTCGAGTGCTCGAGCCGAGATCAGGAACCTGACACGTAATGTGGCGCCTGGTCAGCGGCTGGCAGCATTCGATGCCGAAACCGGCCTGCTCGGGGCCAATCGCCAGGCACAGGCATTCGACCTGGCCGCGCGCGTCTCGCAGATCGGGATCGAGCAGGCCATCGCACGTCAGGAAACGCTGATCAACGTCGCTGCGGCACGCGTCGACCAGCAGCAACAGGTGCTCGGCCAGATCATGCAGCAGGCCATCGCCGACGGTTTTCTCAGGCGTCCACCGACACAGATCACGGTGCAAGTGCTCGGGCCTGACGGCCAGGTCACCTACGAGGAATTGATCGAGGCGACCGACCAGGCCCAGATGCCGCCCGTGGTCAGGGTCTCGGGTGTCAGGCGCTAGGTGTGGCGACCTTCTCGATCGATGGCACGAGCACCAGCTTTCTGGCGGTCGTCCGTGGCTCGTCGCAGGATGCCGCGGAGCCGGAGCGCATCACCGTCACCGCCCATTTCGAGACGCTCGCCGAGTGGACGAACGCGGTCATGCTGATGACGCAGCGCTGGCACGCGCATCAGCCACTGGGCGGATCGGGCGTCATCATCGACGTGGCGCGCGGCGCCGGTCCTGGCACGCTTGTGATCGAAGGACTGGGCACGACGACAGCGCTGCTCGTCGAGCTGCGCGCGATGATCTACCTGCCTGGTGGCGCGCGCCGTCAGGCGACGGCCACGTTTGTCCGGACCGCCCTGTGGACCTGACGACCGCTGGCAGCTTGCGCATGGTGATCGTGCGCGCCTGCCGAGACCACGGTCCAGCGTGTGAGGCGCATCGCACAACCACCGATCTCGGCGTCGTCGCCAGCTTTGAAGGGAGGAGCACCAGTGGCATCACTTGTCCCGAACCAGGGCAAAGCCGTGATCACCGGTCGCCTGATCGGCACGACGCCGGCGCAGGCTGAGCCGCGCTATCTCGGCTGGGGCACCGGCGCCGTCGCCGGCTCGGCGAGCAGCACAGATGTGTCGACGCCGGCGTCTGAGGCGCGCGTCACCGGGGTGTCCAGCCGCGTCACCGTGACCCAGACCAATGACACGCACCAGGTCATCGGGACGATTACCGCGGATGCCACAAAGACCATTACGAACGTCGGGCTCTTCGATGCGCCGTCAGGTGGACAGCTGTATGCCATCTTCGACGGGTTCTCGCAGGCGCTCGAGGCGGGTGATGCGATCCAGTTCACCGCAAAAGTGACCTACGTCTGATGAGCCGGCTGTTGACCTGCGGCTGGGAGAGTGGCAACGTCGCGGAACCTGGCGGCACTTTCTCGTCCCCGAGCGCCGGCGGCTCCGAAGCGGTCATTTCCAGCAGCCCTGCGCCTCGGAGCCCGGGCAGTTATGGCTACAAGCTCTCCGGCTGGACAGCGAATCCAGGTCGCACCTTCAACCTGGGTTCGGCCAAGACCGAGCTCTGGCTGCGGTTCGGCTTGTTTATTCACTCTGGGACGGCCGGCGCGTTCGACTTCCTGAACGTTTACGACTCGGCGAATAGCCAACAGGGCCAGATCAACTGGACGCAGGGCGACCAGCTGCTGCGCGTCTACCGCGGCACCGGCAGCCTGCTCGGCACGAGCGCGCTCCAGTTCAGCCCAGACCAGTGGCATACCGTTGAGGTGCGCTGGCAAATCACCAGCACCACGGTCGGCACGGTCGAGGTCTGGGTCGACGACACGCGCTGGCTCAACCTGACGGGCATCGACAACACCCAGACGGGCAATGCCAATATCCAGTACGTCCGCATTGGCACGGCGAGCGCGACATTCGGCTCCGATGGCTATGAGGTGTTCGACGACCTGGCGATCAACGATACGGCGGGTTCGATCAATAACGGTCGGATCGGTGACGGCCGCGTCGTCCTCCTGAAGCCGACCGGCGCCGGCACCAGCACTGAGCTGCTGCGCGGCGGCACTGACACCGGCGCCAACTGGAGTCAGGTGAACGAAGTGCCGGTCTCGATGACGCAGTACGCCTACGAGGCGACGGCTGGCAAACGGGATCTGTATGCGCTGGCGAATATCCCGGCGGGCTCCTGGACCGTGAACGCGTGCGAGGTGCTGGCGTACGCGTTGAACAGCGACGCGGGCGCCGGGTCGATCGGTCTGACCGTCAAAAGCGGCGCGACCACGGATGAAGGCTCGGCCCAGGTCCTGACGACCAGCGCGGCGTTCCTGCGCCGTTTGTATGAAACGGACCCCAACACCGCAGCGGCCTGGACAAACGCGGCCGTCGATGCGCTCGAGGCCGGCGTCACCGTCCGCTAACAGACCATGACCGATCGTCGGACCGGCAGCGTCGGCGTCACCGTCGATTTGCTGCTCATCCCGCCAACCATCAACCGGCGGACAGGCAGCGTCGGCGTCACCGTCGATCTGCGGCTCCCGCGGACCGCCGCGTCCACCGTTTCGACGACGCAGGCACAGGTCGCCACGCTCAGCTTCGAAGCGTTCATTGGCCCCAAGACCTTCGAGCATGACGTCGTCGCGTCGCAAGCACCGCCGACACTCTCGCTCGCGGTCCTGCCCGTACCGCCCTATACCGTCGCGATCAGACAGGTGTCGCTGGTCGTGATGTTCGCCGGCACAGAAGTGACTGATGTGCTCAGCGCGCGCGGCCAGGTCGCTGCTGATAGTGGCTGGCCGACCTGCTCGGTGTTCGTGACCGCGAAGCCGACGACGGGCAACGAAGAGGACGAGCTCGAGGTGGTCGCGGGCGCTGGGACGAACGTCACGCGCTTTGTGGGCAAGGTGCGGCGGTTCAGGCCGTCCGCGTTTCCGAAGGGGATCGAGATGGTGGCGACGGGCACGCTCGCCTATGCGGCCGAGTGGGCGCCCGAGACCGACCTGATTTTCGACGAGGAGTTTCCCAGTGGCGCGACCGACCAGGCGCTGGTGGCCTGGGCGCTCGGCTTCGTGCCAGGCATCTCGTATGTTGGGGCCGATATCCAGGGCACGGGCATCACGCTCGGCACCGAGGCGCCCGAGGCATTCGACTGGCATGCTGGCGTCTCGGCCTGGCAGTACGTCCAGCAGCTCGATCGGGCGACGCTCTATCGCACCTATCAGCAGCATGACGGGACCATCCGCCGCGTGCAGATGATTGGCCATCCGTCGAGCACGACCACCAGCTTCACGTTGGCCAATGAAGACATCCTCGAAGGCTCGACGGGCTCCAGGGACACCGAGCAGACCAGGAACGCCGCCATTGTCCGCGGCCACGACTACGGCGACGGTCTGGGGCCCGTGCTGGGCGCTGCGTATGGGGCGAACGACTTTCAGGGCGATGGGGCCACCGCGGCCACAAGGCACCCTGAGTCGTTCAGCAGCGACCTCATTGAAGACGGCAACGATGAGGACGGCTCGCCGCTCGGATATGGCGGCATCGACGCTCAGGACATCGCCGACGCGGTCCTGAACGATGTCAACAAAGAGTTCGTCGCGGCCTACGTTCGCTCGTGGCGTGACGACGCGCACGGGCCCGGATTGACGTGCCTGCTGGACACGCTTGACCGACTGGCGATCGGCGAGAAGATGTGGGTTCAGGGCTACGGCTGGGAAGTCGACGACGGCTGGTCGTCGACGTATAGCTTGAGCGGTGGCGGGCTCGAGCAGCCATACGATCCGCCACCAGTCTGACATGGCCAACCCACTCGCTATTCGCGCCGTCGAAGCGATTCTCCAGCATGTCGACGCCCACGTGCGCGAGCTGCTGCCGCCCGCACCTGGGGTCGAAGTCGACTCGGCGCTCATGATCATTGGCGCCGGGAGCGAGGCCATCAGTGCTGGTGTGGCCGGCGCCTGGTCGTTCGACTTTCAGGCGCGCATCACCGGCTGGTATATCCAGGAGTTCGACGGCACGACAGGCAGCATCGTCCTCGGATTGGCGAAGGCACCTCGTGGGCCAGCACCGACATTCACGAGCATTGTGGCCAGCGCGCCGCCGTCCATCTCCAGTGGGCGCTATGGGGAAGACGCCGCGCTCGCCGGCTGGGACACGCTGGTTGAGCGCAGCAGTGTGTTGCGCGTGAGCGTGACCAGCGCGGCGTCGTTTACGCGCGTGCTGTTTGGCCTGCGCGTCCGACGATTGGAACCGTACTGAGACCCCATGGCTGTCACCGTCCGTTACCCGCTCGACTTCACCTGCGCGTCCGCGCTTGGGTGTGTGTATGACGATCACTATCCGCTGATCGGATTCGCTCCGACCTTGATGATCGGCCATCTCGACGCGGCGCATGCGTGGGGAATCAACGTCGCATTACAACAGGTGGGAGGGTTTTACGACGGTTCTGGATTTATTGCCTGTTCGTTCCCGGCAGGTGTGACGGACGACACAGGCACCACCGGAAGCGTTATGAGTGCGGATGCAGTGAGCATCCGTTTCAGATGGGCATTCCTACAGACGGTCAGTACACCAGTTCATTACACGGGCTATCTGGACGTCACGTATGACGATGTCGAACCGCCCGAACCACCACCAGTCCCTACGCAATTCGTCACCATCTTGGGTTAAGGGGGGAATCGGTTAATGCAGGTCGGTATTCAACCGTTCACGATTGGATTCATCGTCGCGCTCGTCGTCATCCTGCTGGCGATTCTGGGCATGCTCGGGGTGCTGCCCATGACCGCGGTCGTAGTCTTCGGCCTGATCGGCGCGCTCGGGATAGCTCGGCTAGTATGAGCGACATCGGCAATCAGGCCGCCTGGAGCTCGGTCGTCAGTGGCCTCATCTATAACAGCGACACCGCGATCGCGCGCTATTGGGCCGAGCTGAAACAGGCCGGGCAGTTCATCGGCGTGCCGACCAGCGACGAGCTGCCGGATCCCGACACGGGCGGCGTACAGATGTCGTTCTCCTCGGGCGCGGTCATTGCCTGGGATCCGACCAATGGCGCCTCGCTGCGCTAGGTAAGGGAAGTGACCGGCACTGCGGCACTGTGGGCGCCCGTTCGCTGGACGGCGCCCGCGCCCGAGCCGCCGCCACCCGACCAGCTGGTCTGGAACCGCGCCGAACCGACGGTCTTCCAGAGCGCGGCGTGGACATGCTCGTGTGCCGCGGCGGCGTGGGTGATGAACAGCCTGGGCGTGCCGGCGCCGGACGGTGGGGCGAGCTGGACCGAGTGGACCGCGGTCGACGAGCTGCGGCGGATCTGTGGCTACGCCGCGGTCACGCCCGAGTATGGGCTGGCGTACGCGGACATGTCGCAGATGGAGCAGATGTACCAGGCGCAGGGACTGGAGACGATCCGCTGGCTGGAGACCTCGTTCTGGGGCATCGCCGGCAGCATCGCGGGCCAGTACCCGGCCCAGATGAACGGTGGGCGCCTCTACCACCACACCGGCCTGCGCGGCTTCGATGGCAGCGTCTTGCTGCTGGCCAATCCTGCGCCGCGCTACAAGGGCGTCGGCCAGGAGCTCGATCCCGCCGAGTGGGCGACGTGGGGCGCGTGGAGGATCTTGTTCGTGGTGGGTCGGACGTGAGTTTCGGCGCGGCCACGCTCGTCCCGTCGTGAGATGAGTGGATACCACCGGACTCTCCGAAGCTGGCGCGCAGGCCACCGCGTGGGCCTCGCAGTACCGCCATGGCTGGGTAGGACTGTGCTTCCTGCTGATGGTCATCGACGTGGCCTATCTGGGCGTGCGCACGCTGCTCGGGCGCACGCATGAGCCGCCGTTCGGCGACTATTTCATTCAGCACGTCAGCATCGCATTGCTGCTGGTGGTGATCGGCCTGGTCGACTACCTGCTGCCGACCGTCCCGCTGCTCTACGGGGCGAGCTTGTTCTACTCGGGCGTCTTCATCCTGAGCATCGTCCAACAGGTACGCGCCGAGGGCGTGACCGATCTGCCGCCGGGCTTGAAGGAACGCGCGGAGGATATGCAGCGAGCGACTAAGCAGCCCTAGCTTCGGCGTAGTCGGTCTTGCCCGTCTATGGCGCTGCCTGAGGAGTGGGCTGAGGACGGCGCTTCGGCTCATCCGTCACGAGCGCCCAGACGAGCGCGAGCCCCCAGCCGAGCACGGTCCAGCCGAGCAGTAGGTTCAATGCGAAGATCGGTGTTTTGTTGCGCTTCTCGCGCATCATGGCGACTGCGATCGGCAGGAAGTAAAAGCACAGCCCGACGCCCCACGCGATGAGGGTGACAATGAGGGATTCCATAGAGGGCGCACCCTATGGCCCGTCAATAAAGCAGCGCGTACGCCGAGGTAAAGGCCAGGTCATGGCGACCGAGTGTGGCGGACCGCGTGCCGCTGGCAATCACGGCAATGGAAACTGCGGACGTTCGACAGCTCGCCGCCCTGGTACGGCACCTGCGCCGGCTCGCTGTGCGGGTTGAGCCAGCGCTCGGCCAGGGAGGCATTGCCTGCGCGCTCGGCGATGATGCTTTCGGCGAAGTGGACGTAGTCGCTGAGCACCTCGCGGCTCAGGTGGCCAACGATTCGCCGAAGTCCGATCTCGTCGCCTGGATACGTCACCAGGTACCACGTCGCATACGTGTGCCGAAGGCGGTGCGGGCCAGGGTCAGTCACGTGCGCCGCCTTGCCGAGCCGTTCGATGACGTCGCTGCCGCCGCCGGCCTCGAGCGGGTACCCATCGCGACCCAGGAATAGCCGATTCGCCGCGCGCGGACCTTCGGGCCGCTCCGCCAGATAGCGTCTGAGCGCGCGCAGGGTTCGGCCGCCGTCGCGTTTGTCGGTCTGGCCGATGGGCACCACGCGTTCGCGGCGGCCCTTGCCGTGCTCGCCGACGAGGACCATGCGCTGGTCGAGCTTCAAGCGGTCGAGGGTGATCGTGCACGCCTCGCCGATGCGCATGCCCGTGTCCAGCAACAGCAGCAGCAACGCTTCGTCGCGCACGGGCATCTGTGACTGTCGGCAGGCGCCCCACAGTGCAATCACCTCCGACTGCGAGTACGGCTGGCGCAATCGCTTGGCGACCTTAACCCGGCGCAGGCCGCGCAGCGGATCGTCGTCGAGGATCGCTTCGCGCTCGAGAAAACGCGCCAGCAGGTGCATGATGTCGACGAACGCCTGGGCGGCCACCTCACCGTTGCGCGTGCGCTGCGCGACGTCCTGACGCCGATACCAGGCCAGTCCCTCGCGCACGTTGGTCACGTTCAGCGCTGCCAGCTCGGGCGCGATGCCGGCCGCCTCGAGGTAGTGCAGGAAGACGCGCTCGAAGATCAGGTACTGCCGCTGCGTCTTGGCCGACCGGCCCTCCGAGGCCAGCACCAGCTGGTGGTACGACACCGCATCCCTCAAGTCCACAACCCGGCTTCCTCCCTTGCCGTGTAGAACGGTCGTTCTATTCAGCATGGCAGCGCAAGCCGTCCGGGTTGCAGGATGGTTGAGAGCGTCACAGGGGCGATACGGCG